CGCAGCCCTTGCGGTCTTGGGGGGTATAAGGGGGGCCATTCTTCCGCTGAGAATGGTCCCCCTTTGCTCTGCCGCGGGGTGCGGCGAAAACAGCGGCGCGCCGGTGCCGCGAGGGGGCGTGTCGTTGACTTGGGAACGGCGACAAGGGAAATGGGCGGAAAAGCGGGCTATGCTGAAAATATGAGCCGCGCCGCTGCCGTCAATGCTCAGCGGGAAAGGGTCCTCCTTTTTTCTCTTTCTTCCTTTTGCGATCCCTTTCAGGCGGCGCGGCTCTGACACCCCAAAGAGGGTGAAATTTGATTACCGGAGGTAATATAATGGCATTTGATTACGCAAAGGCATACCAGCAGTTCGTTGACGAGGAGCTGGTGGCCGCGTCCGCGACCGCTTGGATGATCCCGGAGGCGGGCAAGGTGCGCTTCACCGGCGGCCGCGATTTGGAGATCTCCACGCTCTCGACGAGCGGGCTGGGCAACTACGACGCCACCAAGAGCGACGGCAGCGCCTACCCCAGCGGCACGGTCTCGAACGACTGGACGACCTACACCCTGGCGATGGACCGCGGCGTGAAGTTCGCGCTCGACCGCACCAGTCCCAACGACACCAATTTCCTCGCCACCGCGGAGAATGTGATCCGCGAGTTCGCGCGAAACGCGCTCGTGAAGGAGCAGGACACTTACCGCATCCAGAAGCTCTATGCGCTGGCGAACGCCGACACCGCCCACAAGGGAACGCACATCATGTCCGCGGCGCTCACCAAGAGCAACATCATCGAGAAGGTCTGCGGCCTTTTGCAGACCGTGCGCGACGACGCGGAGGTCATGGACGGCTATGTGGCGCTCGTTTCCCACAAGAATAAGAGCGCGTTCCTCGCCGCGGCGACCGGCACCTACCACAGCATTACATTCGGCGCGGGCGTGAGCATCAACGGCGTGACCTACGACAATGTGATGCTGCTCGACGACCTGCCGTGCATCTTCGTGCCGCAGAGCCGCATGAAAACTGCCGTCACGGTGCAGACCGGCAGCGGCAACAGCGGCGGCATCGTGTCCGCGACCGGCGCACAGGACATCAATGTGCTGCTCGCCCACTGCTCCGCGCCGCTGGCGGTGAGCAAGCTCGACTCCATCAAGCAGTTCGGCCCCGAGGAGAACCAGTTCTTCGACGGCACCGCCATTCAGGCGCGCTATCTCTACGACCTGTTCGTGCCGACGAAGAGCGTCGTTTCCCTGGGCGCGATCGTTGAACCCGCGCAGGCCGCGGGAGGCAACTAAATGGGCGGCGTGACGCTCTCGCAGCGGGACGCTATTTTGACGAAGGCGGAGGCGCTCGCGGGCGAGCCGCTCGGCGAGGCGGGCGCGCTGCTCGCGGAGATCGCCTGCGAGCGCGCGCTGGCGCATTGCAACCGGTCGGACATTCCGGAGGAGATGGAGCAGGCGGTCGCGGCGGTGCTGGTCGGACTGGTCTCACGTGAGTCCGACGTGAAAAGCATCACGCGCGGCGACACATCCGTGACCTATTTGGACGGGAAAAACGCCGAAAGCGTGCTGCTTGCGCCGTGGTGCAGGCTCGGAACGCTTCGAGAGGGCTGAAAATGCGCGACGCGAGGATGACAAGGGCGCTGCGGCGCACCTTCGACCGCACGGCCTGCGTATTTCGTCCGTTGTCCGACTGGACGGAGCGGGCGGTCTATGCCGATATTCCCTGCGCGCTCAGCCGCAGCGCACTCACGAGTGCGCCGTCGGTCGGTGCGGAGGGCGCGGCGCTGTGCGAGAGCCGCTACGCGCTCTCGCTCTACACGATGCCGGAGATCTGGCTGCGGCTGGGCGACCGCGTGACGGTGTCGGACAAAAGCGGGCGTGTGTACCACGCCCGCGCCAGCGACAGCGTACGCTATCCGAGCCACTGCGTGACGGTGGTGGAGGTTACGGAGGTATCCGTACCTGCTTCACAGGGGAGTGCCGAGGGCGGCACGGCTCACAAAGAGGGCTGACGCCCTCTGACGGTTCGCAAGGGATGGTCTCTTTTGAAAGAGACCACCCCCTGCGCGACCCCCAGAGAAACACAAGGGGCAAGCCCCTTGACCCCCGGACTGCCGAGGGAAGCCAACTTTTTGGGAACAGTACGGGGGTGCAGGAGCTTCTGACGACTTGGTGTGCTTCTTGTTCCGCTCAGCCGCTGCTGCGTATCTGGTACGAAAACTCATGTGAGTTTTGTCCGAAACCCCGCCGCAGAGCGGCAGCGGCGGCAAGGAGCACACCAGATCGAAAGCCGCAAAAAACCGGCAGGCAGTTCTTTGCACAGCGCGGGCAGCATCAGTGTGGCAGGGGCGGACAATGAATGGGTCACGGGCAAAGCCCGTGCGCGTTTTCCCACCGCTTTTGCGCGGTCAAAAGCGGTGCTCGCGGAGCGGGGACGCTTCGTAACGCCGCTGGGAGGCGGCGGACAGAACTCACATGAGTTTTCGTACCAGATGTGCAGGAGCGGCAGAGCGGAGACAGGTTGCAGAGGGGAACGAAACCGCACTGCACCAGCGGCTGAGCGGATATAGGCGCAGACCAAGTCGAAAGCCGATGGAAACGCGGCTTTGCCGCGCCGTTGCACGGACGTGTGTTCCTGAGGGGTGATTCGAGGAGAAAGGTACGAGAGTCAAGGGGCGACCCGCCCCTTGCGTTCTCTTGGGGGTGCGGGGGGTGGTTCTCTTTCGCAAAGAGAATCACCCCTGCAAGGGGGGAACGCCGCTGGGAGGCGGCGGACAAGACTCACATGAGTCGGAGGTGAGAAATTGAACGACATCAAAGAGGGCGTGCGCGCCTATCTGGAGCGGGAGAGCGGCATTCACGCCGTGTGCGCCCCCGCAAGGCACACGGGCGAGTACCCGCTCATCACGGTGGACGCGCGGGAGGACGGCGCGGTGCTGTGCGCGGGCGGGGCGCAGGCCGAGCATCGCTACCGCGTGAGCATAAGGTGTGCGGGCGACCGCGAGCGGTCGGACAAAAACGGACGGCTCGCGGCGCTGGTCCCCGTGCTGCTGCGGGGCATTCCGATGGCGCTGCCCTCCGGCGTGCCGGACGGCGGCAAGGTGCGGCGCGTGCTGTCCCCGCAGGGCCTGGAGACAGAGGGCGACGAGCTGCGCTTTACGCTCTCGCTGACGCGAAGCGTGCCGCCCAAGGCGGACGGCGGCGGCGCGGGCGGCGAAACGATGCAGGTGCTGCATTGGAACGAAAGCAACTGATTTGATAACAGGAGGAGAAACCGAAATGGGTTTACCGGAAATTTACATTTCCTTTGAAACGGCGGCGGTGAGCGCCGTCAAGCGCTCGAGCCGCGGGGTCGTGGCGCTGGCTGTCACGGACGCGACCAAGGGCGGCGCGGCGAGCGCCGTGTACCGCAGTCTGAGCGAGGTGGACGAGAGCAAGTTCACGAAGGAGAACTACCGCGTGCTCTCGCTGTGCTTTCTGGCCGCGCCGAGCAAGGTGGCGGTGCTGCGCGTCGGCAGCGATGAGGCAGACACCTTTACCGCGCTCGACACGCTGGACTTTGACTACCTTGCCGCGCCGGGGCTGACGCAGGCGAAAGTCATCAGCTACATCAAGGCCGAGCGCGCCAAGGGCCGCGGCGTGAAGGCGGTCGTGGCGAACGCGACGGCGCCCGACGATGAGGGCATCATCAATCTGTGCGCGGAGGACATCGTACTCACCGACGGCGCGGTGACGGCGGACAACTACGCCGCGCGCATTGCGGGTCTGCTGGCGGCGACGCCGCTCACGCGCTCGGCGACCTATGCCAAGCTGAGCGAGGTCGTCTCCTGCGGCGCGCAGAGCGACGCGGACGCCGCCATCGACGCGGGCAAGCTCATCCTCGTGCCGAACGGCGAGGGCTACTGCCTCGGCCGCGCGGTCAACTCGCTGACCACGGTCACGACCGCGCACGGCGCGGCGTTCCGAAAGATCAAGATCGTGGACGGCGTGGACCTCATCCGCGCGGACATCACGCGCACCTTCCGCGAGGGCTACATCGGCAGCGTGCTGAACGATTACGACAACAAGCTGCTGCTCGTGACGGCCATCAACGCCTATTTCAAGGCGCTCGAGGGCGATGTGCTGGACAAGACGGCGGACAACGCGTGCCGTGTGTCCCTGTCCGGCCAACGCGGCTGGCTCGAGAGCCACGGCACGGACACGGGCGAGATGTCCGACGCAGAAATTCTCCGCGCGAACACCGGCAGCGAGGTCTTTTTGGAGGCTTCCCTGACATTCTGTGACGCGATGGAGGATCTGACGCTCAGGATCGCGATGTAAAAGGAGGGTAAAAATATGGCACAGTTACAGGCAAACCGCACGCTTTCCGGCTCGTTCGCGTCCGTCTGGGTGGACGGCGCGCTGATCGCAGAGCTGGAGAGCATCACGGTCAAGGTCAAGCTGCAGCGCGAGCGCGTGCAGCTCGGCATGGATGTGGACAGCAAGATCACCGGCTATTCCGGCGAGGGTACGATGAAGCTCAAGCAGGTCTACACCCGCTTTTACGAGGTCCTCGACGAAGCGCGTCGCGGCGTGGACAAGCGCTGCACCATCACGACCGCGCTCAAGGACCCGGACAGCGTGGACGGGCAGGAGGAGCGCTACGCCATTGCGGGCGTGGCGTTCACGGAGCTGCCGTTCATCAACTACAAGATCGGCGAGGTCAACGGCCAGAGCCTGCCGTTCACCTTCCGTCCGAGCGAACTCAAGAGCCTTGACGCCATCGGCGTCGGCGAATGATGACGCTTGGGGACGTTCTCGCGGCGCGGGCGGACAACGCCCGCGCACGCGGGACGGTCGAGGCCGGTACGCTGGGGACGGTGACGGTCGAGGCGCTCCCCGTCCGCGAGCTGGAACGGCTCATGCGCGGCGCGGACGGCGACCGCGCGGTGTTCTATGCCGCCTGCCGTGAGCTGCAAGGCGCCGGTGCGGCGCTGCTGCGCGCGGGCAAGGTCTACCGCCCCGATCAGGTGATGGCGCTCGTGTCCGACGCGGAGGCGGCGAAGGCCGCCGAGGCGGTGCGCGCGCTGTCCGGCTGGACGGGCATGGACGGCGGCACGGCGCAGAGGACGGACTTCCCCGCGGGGAACACGGCTGGCGACAGCGCGGGCGCGGGCGAAGCCGCGGACACGGGCGCTTCCTCCGAGGCATCGGACGGGACAGCCGGTGAAGCCGCGGCGCACGGCACGGACAAAAAGGCGGCGTTCCCTGCCGTGACATCGGACGGACGCACGGCGGATAACGGGCGGTCAAGAGGTCAGCGGTTCGACCACACGGCGGACGGGACGGACGAAGGCGCGGGCGGACAGGACTCACATGAGACGGAAATCCGACCTGCCGTCGTGCAGGTAAATGCGGAAGTCCGACGCGAAGCCGTGCAGAAAAAAACGGCGGACGCAGCGTTCCGACCTGACACCGTGCGGGAAAAAGCGGGAAAAAACGCGGAAATCCGACATCGTTCCGTGCATGGAGAAAAAGCGGGCGGACAAGCCTCATGTGAGTTTTTGGCAGAATATGGCGAACCGCTCCCGCCTGACGGCAAAACACAAGTCCTGCCCGAAAAATCGCCCGATGCACCACAAAATGTTGGGGTTTCGGACAAAACGGATGGCAGTTTACAGAAAACGGAGCGGGAGTTTTTATCGGAACGCGCCGCGCCGGAGGACGGATATGCGCTCGGCCTGCACGAAAGCAAGTCGGAAATCGACGGGCGGGGCGGAGCGAATCTGCACGAAAGTGAGTCGGAAAACGGTGCGGGAAGCGGAAACGCGCTGCACGAAGGTGAGTCGGAAATCACGGAAACGCTGCACGAAACCGAGTCGGAAAACGACGCGACAGGCGGGGATCCGCTGCACGAAAGTAAGTCGGAAGTCACGGAAACGCTGCACGAAACCACATCGGAACTTGCCGAGCGGGTCGCGCGGGAGCTGCTCGACGGCCTGCGCCGCGCGGCGTGGGTGCGATAGGGGGGAATATGGCAAAGAGTCGGACAATTTTGATTTGGCACAACAACGGTGAACAGCAGTTTACCTTTACAGTCAACCCCGAACGGCTGCGCGTTTCGCGCCCCAACTGCAACCGCGTGGAGCGGCTGGCGATGGGCGGAACGGTCAATCTCTGGGGCGGGCGCGGGCTGCGCGAGGTGTCGTTCACGACATTCCTGCCGGAGGAGCGCTCGCCATTTTACGGCGGCACGGACGGCGCGGAGGTGCTCTCGCTTTTGAAGGCTTGGCAGGACAGCGGCGACCCTGTGCGCCTGATCGTTTCCGGCAGCGACATCAACGACGCGTTCCTCATCGAGGATGTGACCGAGACGCTGCGCGAGGGCGACGGCGACATCACGCTGACGCTGACGCTGCGCGAGTATAAATTTGCGTCCGAGCTGGCAAAGGACGCAGACGGCGCGGTGCAGAGCGCGGGGAAAACGGCGCGCGCGGACGAGCGCGTGCTGCCGAAAACACGGACGGTCAAGCGTGGGGACACGCTCTGGGGCATCGCCTGCGAGCTGTACGGCGACGGGACGCGCTGGCGCGAGATCGCGAAGAAAAACGGCGTGACCGAGCCGCGAAAATTACCGGTCGGAAAGGTGCTGGTGCTGTGAAGCTATATGCAAACGGGATATTGCTCAACGCGGCGGCGCAGAGCATGACGCTGGAAAAGAGCCGCGGCGACGCGGCGGCGACGCTCACGGCGGTGCTGCTCACGGCGGCGGCCGACCGCTATTTTCCAAAGGAGAGCCTTGCCCTCGGCGACGCGGTGCGGCTGCTCGGCGACGCGGGGGAGGAGGTCTTTCTCGGCGCGGTGCAGGCGGTGTCGAGAAATGTCGAAACGGTGACGCTCATTGCGTGCGACCGCGGGCTGTACCTGACGGCGAACGAGCTGTCCGGCGTATTCGCCGGGTCGCCGGAGGGGATCTGCCGCGCGGCGGCGATGCGCCTGAGCCTTCCCGTGGGGACGCTGGAGGTCCCCGCGGGCTGGAAGCGGCTGGTGGCGGGCGCTGGCGTGCGGGCGTTCGACATTCTTCGACAGACGGTGGGCGAGGAGCGCGAGATCTCCATTCAGAACGGCGCGCTGACGGTCACGAAGGCGGGGCAGGAGCGCTTTGTCATCGCCGAGGAGACGGTGCTCGCGAGCCGCGGGACGGCGGACGCAAGGCAGATGGTCAACCGCTGCGCGGTCATCGACCGCAGGGGGGCGGCCGCCGCCACGGCGCAGAACACGACCGACCTCGCCCGCTTCGGACTGCGCCAGCGGGTGCTGGGCAAGAGCGGGGACGCTGCGGCGCAGGCGCAGGGCGGCCTGCGCGGGCGTATCCTGCGCGGGGAGCTGACGGTGCGCGGCGACCTCAGGTACCGCTGCGGCGCAATGGTCGAGCTGCACCGGAAGGAGTTCGGACTGGACGGCGCGTATCCGCTCACGGCGGTAAAGCACCGCTGGGAGCGCGGGCTGTTCACGACCGAGCTGACCTGGGAGGGAGAGGCATGAATGTATACAGCGAGCTGTGGGCGCTGCTCCGGCCCGAAAAGAGCCTTGACGGGGGCGGCGCGCTGTTCGGGACGCTCGCGGGCGTCTCACCCCTGACGGTCCGCGTCGGCGGGTGCGAGGTGAGCGAGGGGCTGTTCCGTCCGGCAGGCATGAGCCTGCGCGCGGAGGATGTGGGGCGGACGCTTGCGCTCCTGCCGTGCGAGGAGGGCTTTTTGCTGCTGTTTTTTGTGGAGTAGGGGAGGAGAGAAGATGATTTTTCCCGATTGGGGGACGGCCCCCGAGACAAACGAAAGCCCGCTCCCGCTTTTCCGGGAGTGGGCGGTGGACTGGGAGAGCGGCGCGCTTGCGCTGCGCGGCGGCGAGCCGTACACGCTTGAGGGCGACGAGGCCGTGAAGCTCTGGGTGCGCCTTGCGCTCGACGCAAGGTGCGCGCGCTGGAGGTACAGCGCGCACAGCGGCGACTACGGCAACGAGCTTGCCGCGCTGCTCGGCAGGAGCGGCGACGCGGGCATCCGCGAGAGCCTGCTCAAGAGAACCATCACCGAGACGCTGCTCGTCTGCCCGTACATCACGGGCGTGGAGGGCTTCTCGTTCGAGCACCGCGCGGACGGCGCGACGGTGCGCTTCACCGTGAAAACGGTGTACAATTCCTTTGAAACGGAGGCGGAAACGGCATGACGAAGGACGAAATTTTTGCCGCGATGGAAAAAGCCTACACGGGCGCGGGCAGCACGGTCGAGGGCAGCTTCGTGGGCGACCTCCTGCGCGCCTGCGCGGACGGCTGCGCGGAGCTGTGGAGTACGGAGATCGACGGTCTGGAGGAGCGCGCGTTCGTCGCGAGCGCGGCGGGGGAGTGGCTCACAAGGGTCTGCGCCGACCGCGGCGTGGAGCGCCGCGCAGGCGAGGACGACGAAACGCTGCGCTCCCGCGCGCTCGAAAGCCTCAAGCGGCAGGGCGCGAGCGGCAACGCCGACGATTACGCCGCGTGGTGCGGCACGGTGGAGGGCCTTCTGCGCGTGCGCGTGCTGCCCCTCGCGCGCGGCGCGGGGACGGTGGACATTGTCGCGGTCGGGCAGGACGGCAGAGCCGCGAGCGCGGCGGCGGTCGCGGCGGCGCAGAGCGTCGTGGACGAAAAGCGCCCCATCGGCGCGGACGCGAAGGTGTTCGCAGCGGTCGAAAAGCCGCTGAACATCGCCGCAAGCGTCGTTCTGAGCGAGGGTGCGAGCCTCGAAGGGGTCGTAAACGCATTTAAAGGGGCCTTCACGGCATTTTGCCGCGAGGGGGCATTAACGACCCGCCTCGTCAGCTACGCGCGTGTGAGCGCCATTCTGCTCGATCAGGAGGGAGTCGCCGATGTGACGGCCTTCACACTCGGCGGCGCGGGGACCAGCTTCGCGCTCGGCGAGCGCGAGATCGGCGTACCCGGCACGGTGACGCTCACGGAGGTGACGGCATGAGACTGCCGGAGAGCGTGACGAAAATTCAGCCGGTCGGCGCGGTGCTGAAGGCAAGCGAGGCGGGCGAGGCGCTGCTGCGCGAAGCGGGGGAGCGGGTCAATGCGCGGCTGCTCGTCGGTCAGGCGGACGCGGCGGGGCTTTCCCGCTGGGAGCGCGAGTACGGCCTTGCCGACCGGTCGGGAGAGGACGGCGCGCGCCGCAGGGCGCGCATCTATGCCGCGATGGCGGGCGGGCAGACGCTCACCCGCGAGCGGCTCTCGGCGCTGGCGGTCGCGGTCGGCGGCGCGGACCGCGGCGAGGTGACGGAGGATTTTGCCGCTTACGCGGCCGAGCTGGCGGCAATTCAGGACGGGCGGCTGCCCGCGCCGGAGGGCATGGCGGCTCTCCGCGAGGCCATCGCGCGGCAGAAGGGCGCGCACCTGACCGTGACGGCGGTACCCTGCGCAGCGCTGACGCTCGACCGCGCAGAGACGCTGCACGGGGGCGCGCTGGAGCTCGCGTGGGGCGCGTGCGCGGAGGCGTGAGCAAAGAAAAAAGCTGCAAGCGGTGCTTGCAGCTTTTTTTGTGCGAATGGGGTCAGTCGAGGCTGTTTTTGAGGGCTTCGACCGTGCGGCGCAGCTCATCGAGATTGGCAAGGCAGGTATCGAGCTTGCGCTTGGCGGTCGCCTTGTCCGCGTCGTCGAGCTTCAGGGTGCGAAGCTGCGCGGTGGAGCGGCGGATGGCGCGGCCGAAGGAATCGACGCTGCGAAGCGCGTTCGGCGCGGCCTTGGGCGGCGCGGGGGGCAGCTCGGCGGCCTTGGCGTAGGCGATGGCGCGATGGACGAGGACGGGGAAGTCGTCCGTTTCGCCTGCCTTGGCGACGAATTCCTCGACGGCGGGGTAGAGGTGGGCGTTGCTCCTGCGCGCCAGCTCGTAGGCGTCGGTCATGGTCATTTTGCTGCTCTCCGCCCAGGCGGTGAGCGTTTCGTCGAGGTTCAGGAGGTCCAGATAGCGCTCGACCGTCGCGCGGGAGAGGTCGGTCTGCTCGGCCATGAGCTCAGACTGCTCCTTGATGTTCGCGGGCAGCTTATCCTCGCTTCTGAGCACCTCGCGTAGCGTTTCAAGCTGGCGCGCCATGTCAAACGGCGAGAGATTGCGCCGGTGCAGATTCGCGCCCATGAGCGCGCGCAGCTCGGCGAGGGAGTCCTCATAATGGCGCACCTTGCACGGCACGGTCGTCTTGCCGAGCTTTCGCGCGGCGGCGACGCGGCGGTGGCCGCTGACGATGCGGTATTTGCCCTCGGCCGCGGCGGGGGTGACGATGATGTCCTCAAGGAAGCCGTCCTTTTTCACGCTCTCGACGGTGGAGAGGAACTGCTCGTCCTCCGCCATGGAGAAGCGGTTCATGGGGTTGTCCTCGAGGTCCGCGACGCGCAGCTGGCGGACAAACTCGCCGTTGACGGCGCTGGCGGCCTCGGTGGTCTTTTGCAGCGTCCCGAAGATGGACGGAGATTTCTTGCTCGCCATGCTCAGCCCTCCATTCGTTCCAGCATTTCGTCGCACAGCGCGGCGTAGTCCGCCGTCGCGGCGCAGCGGGGGGAGAAGAAGCACAGCGGCTGGAGCGCCAGCGGCGCCTTCTTCACGTCGATGTTCTTGCGGATGTAGCTGCGGAACGCCAGCTCCGGCAGCATCTGCGGGAAGGAGGCGATCATCTCCTTATCGAGCGTCGAGCCGGACTCGACGGCGGTCATGAAGATGCCGAGGACGCGGATGTCGGGGTTCACCAGCTCGCGCACATTCTGCACCGTCTCGAGCATGACGTTGTAGCCCTCGATGGAGTTTTTATCGACCTTGATGGGGATCAATATATACTGCACGGCGACGAGAACATTGATGTTGAACAGGCTCTCGAGCGAGGGCGAGCAGTCGAAGAACACGAAGTCGTAGTCCTGCGGGATCTGCGGGAGCAGGCGGCGGAGCGTCATGTCGCGGCCGAAGGGCAGCTCCTGCATGGCGGTGAGCGCGGGGGCGAGCAGCGCGCCGCCGCGGATCACATCGAGGTTTTCGACGCTCGTATGGCAGATGGCGTCGGGAATGCGGCGGTCCTTATCGCAGATGACGTCCGCGAGCGTGGTGGCGGGGATGTCGGTCAGCTCGAGGTTGCTCGTGGCGTTGCCCTGCGTGTCCATGTCCATGATGAGGACCTTTTTGCCGCGGCGCACCAGCTCGCCCGCTAAGTTGATGGCGGAGGTCGTCTTGCCCGTGCCGCCCTTCTGGTTCATGATGGCGACGGTCTTCACTTGCTCTCCGCCCCCTTTCGCTCCAGCTCCTCGACGCTTACGACCTGCTCCATGATGGTGTCGAGCATGAACTGCGTCATGCTCATGCCGAGCTTGGTCGCGGCCAGCTTGATGCGCGTGCGCTCGTCCGGCGTGGCGTAGACGAGCAGCTTGACCTTGGCTTCTTCCACCGAAATTCCCCCTTTGGTGCGGTCAGACCCCATAATTCGACGGGGTTTGACATTATGATGTCATTTCATAAAAAACATTATGACATCATCGCGGCGGCTTGTCAAGAGTAAGCTGGATGTTTTGATGTCAAAAAACGGCGCGGGCGGCGGCGGAGCGATACATTTCAGGGTGCTGATCCCTACATTTCGGGCCGTCCGCAGTCATTTTTTTGCAAAAGAAGGTATACTTTTCCGCGTAAAATCACCGGGAAACCACGGCAAAGTCCCCGGGGACTTTGCTTCTCCCCATCCGGGGAGAAGCAATCGCATTGTCAGCAGACGTATCCACACAGAGTTCAGAAGGGAGAAAGAGCATGAAGAAACGGATCGTCAGCCTGCTGCTGGTCTTCTGCATGGTCATCACGCTCGTACCCGCCAATGTTCTGGCGGACGAGGTGAAGGGCCTTGCGGAGACGGCAGCGGGCCAAACCCAGACGGCGGGCACGACGGCGGCAAAGCCGGAGAACCCGTTCGCCGACGTCAAGAGCGGAAGCTGGTACGAGGCGGCAGTTTTGTACGCCCGCGCCAACGGCTTCTTTGACGGGACCAGCGCGACGACCTTCGAGCCGGACGGCCCGATGACGCGCGCGATGTTCGTCACGGTGCTCGGCCGCATGGCGGGCGTTGAGGCGGCGGACTACGCCGGCGCGACGGACTTCATCGACGTCGCGGAGGGAACCTGGTACGCGCCCTTTGTCAAGTGGGCGGCGCGCTACGGCATCACCACCGGCACCGGAAACGGGAAGTTCTTGCCGGACGGCAGGATCACCCGCGAGGAGATGGCGGTCTTCTTCGTGCGCTATTTTGAGACCTTTGACGCGATGCCGAAGGCCGATACGACGGTCACGACGAAGCCTGCCGACCTTGACGAGGTGTCCTCGTGGGCGCAGGACGCGGTGAGCAAGCTGTGGGCGCTGGGTCTGCTCAACGGCGACGGCAAGAGCTTTGACCCCAAGGCGAAGGCGAGCCGCGCCCAGACCGCGGCGCTGTGCGAGCGCACCGACCGCGCGGTGGAGACATGGTATTCCGAGCCGGGCGTCAAGAGCGAGCGCGTGAGCGTGGAGCCGGGCAGCGGACAGGAGAGCGGCGATAAGAAGCCCGAGGAGCAGAAGCCCTCGGGCGGCGGCAGCTCCGGCGGCGGCTCCACGGGCGGCGGCAGTTCGAGCGGCGGCACGACCACCACGACCTATTATGAGGTCAGCTTTAAGATGGGCGAGGGTGTGGCGCTCACAGGCGTGGCGCTCCCCGAGACAAAGACCTATGTGCAGGGCACCCTCATCAGCGAGCTGCCGACGCCCGCAAAGGCCGGAGCGATCTTCCTGGGTTGGTTCTATAATAAGGAACTGACGCAGGGCGTGGAGATCGGCGATACGGTGACGCGCAACATGACCCTGTATGCCAAAATGGCGGCGGGCGAGGAGGTGCAGGGCATCGAAACGCCCAACTATGTGACCAAAGCTGACGTTAAGGCGGATGGGTTCACGTTCAACGTTACCGGCGTGAACTCCATTACCCAAACCGGCGACAACCGGACGCTGAGCTTCATCAACATCACCGGCGGCAAAGTGGAGGTGGACTACACCGTCAGCGGTATGACCGTCACCGCCACGCTGGAGGCGGGCCAGACTTATCAGGTGGAGCTGCTGGACGATAACGCCAGATTCGAGTTGACGGATGACGGCGAACAGCCTGCCACCGTCCGCATTCTGAATATCCTGACCCAAAAAGGAAATGCAACAAACGCCAGCCTGAATGGCGGTGTGAAGCAGATTCCCGTCGAGAGCACCGCCGATTTGGAAGACGCTGTGTTCAACGGCCTGTACACCATCGATGAGATGCAGACCCTTTCGGAAAACACCACCGCGGACGACTTTACTTACACTGGAAACGACAGTCAGACTTTCTCCGTGGGCGACACACTGGCCGTTACGCGGGGAGCTGTGCAATTGAATGACGTGACCTCCACCGAGGGCGACGTGGCGTACATCAAAATCACCGGAGTCCTTGGGAACAATCGGTACAGCTATGAGATGGCCGACGTGGAGGACGTGCTGTTCCTGCCCGACGTGCTGCCCATTGAGAGCGGCTGGGACAAGGACAGCAGCAGTACCACAGTCACCATCAGTGCGGAAAACCTCAGTACTGCGCTGAAAAACGTGGACGCGGACAGTCTGGATGCGGGCGACTATCTGGGCTTTATCAGCGGTGCTTACAACAGCGAGACGACTGACGCCGGCTCCTACGGTAAAGTAACCGGCTTCACCCAAAGCGACGGGGATTATATTATCTCCTACGTTCTTGCCACCGAGGATGAAATCGAAAAAGCTCTGGATGTCTACTACGAGCAGGACAAAGTCATTCCCGTGAGTGAGACGGAAAAGGCGCAGATCGCGGCGGCAGTCAAGCAGGACATTGAAAACAGCGATTACGCCGAGCAGGCAGCCGCCTATGTTATGGCGGTCATGCTGGAAAGCGACGGCCTTGATACCGCTCCCAATCCCGTGGCCGTAGCGCAGACCATGGATGGCATCACCACCTATGTCGCGCAGGACAGCATTGTGCTGTACGCCGCAGGGAAAAAAGCAGAGGTAAAGGTTGATCGAGGAAATTTCAAGATCAACATCGACGGTTATGCCGAGCACCTGAACGGCAGCGGCTTTGATATTTCCGTCAGCGTCCCCATCACACTGGAGATGGACGGAGTGACCATCCAATTCACTGCCGAGTTTGAGGAAGAGGTCATTCTGAGCCAAAGAATCAGCACAAAGCGCCATAAAATCGGCTTTTTGAGGTACGACTACTCCCTCAACGCCTCTTTCGATATCGGCAATTACACCGGCATTCACTTTATGGCGAACATCCAAACCGATGACGGCGAGGACGATAATCTGTCCGATCAGCTTGAAGAGATCCTAAACGGCATCAAGGACTATACCAATGTCGGCTCCGGCATGGAAGGCACGATCGAATCACTTTCCGACATTTATCAAAACGTCATGGACAGTGCCTCGGGCTCTTGGGTGGATATCATCGATCAGAAGATCTTTGAGACCAACGGCAGTGCTTTCCTGCACATTTTCTGCTATCAGGTCAAGGGCAGTTTCGTGGTCAGTGTCAATATGGCCGTGGCCATGGGCATGGACTTTGAATACACCACCCGTAAGCAGTATAACTTTTCCGTCCGCGTGAAGGCCAAGACCTCCACCAATGAGACCATCGACCTCATTACGCCCCATTACAACTTCGATTTCTATGTCATCGGCACCATCGGCGTACGTGCGGGCATTCGACTGGAAATGTACGTCGGTCTAATCTCGTTGAAGATCGACAAAATCGGCATTGCCGCCGAGGTGGGCGCCTACGCTCAGCTTTGGGGCTATTTCTTCTACCATCTGGACTGGACGCAGGGACAAACGAAAAATAGCAATTCCGCCGGAGCAATGCTCATAGAAATCGGAATGTATCTCGATATCAAGTTCGTGGCGTCTCTCTTCAACAGCAGCAAGCTCACCTGGGCGCCAACCATCTACGCCAACCAGTGGCCGCTCTGGTCGGCGGGTGAGCGGCAGAATGTGTACGCCTTTGACAAGGCAGAGGACATGAGCTACACCTTCCGGACAGTCAAGACCCTTGCTCTGCCCGGTTCCGCCTATGCCATGAAAGCCATGGATCTGAAAACCGGCGAGATCAGCACGATCAACAAGGATGACAGCAGCGAGAGTGCTTTCATTATCTCTTTCTCCAACCCCAAATTCAGCTATGATGCCAGTACCAATACCGTCACCGTGACGGGCGGTGATGTGAAGGGCGAAAGCACCGACATGACTATCACCTGGAAAAAAACACCACTGTCCTTTACCTCCAAGCCTATTCAGAAGGTGTTCCACATCACATGGAGCGACCCTGAGGGCGTGCGCTATATCAGCTTCAACTCCATGGGCGGCTCCGCGGTCGCACAGCTTAGCGGCGGCGAGGGCGCGGCCATCACATGGCCCGAGGACCCTGCTAAGACCGGCTATGTCTTCGACGGCTGGTACAAGGAGATGTCCTACACCAACAGGGTGGAGGCCATGAGCACCATGCCCAAATTCGTTCTCAGCAAGGGCATGATCCTCTACGCCAAGTGGAGGCCGGCCGCCGACACGAGGTACACCGTGGAGCACTATCAGGAGCAGCTCAACGGCAAGTATGAGCTGACCTACACGGAGCAGCTGACCGGCACCACCGACGCGCAGACTGCCGCCGAAGCCAAGACCTACACAGGCTTCACAGCGAAGCCCATCACCCAGCAGACCATTGCGCCCGACGGCAGCACCGTGGTACAGGTCTACTATGACCGCAAGGAGTACACCGTGACTTGGAAGCCGGAAAACGGCACGGACAACGTCATCCAGACCTACAAGCACGGCGCAGAGCTGGTCGTTCCCACCGTCAGCCGCGAGGGGTACATCTTTGGCGGCTGGGGAACGGTCCCGAAAACCGTCACCGGAGACGCCGACTACACCGCGAACTGGGAGGGCCGTGACAATGCCGTGACCTTTGAAACCAAGGGCGGCACGGCGGTCACCGCTCAAACGGTCAAGACGGGCGATAAAGTCACTGCACCGTCCGCCCCCACGAAGACCGGCTACCTCTTCGGCGGGTGGCATACCGATCAGGGCTGCACCAAGGCGTGGGATTTTAATGCCGATACGGTCAAGAGCGCAATGACGCTCTACGCCAAGTGGACAGCGAACACCTATACCGCGACGTTTGATCCCAATAGCGGCGTGATGCCCGAGGGAGAGGAAACCAATCGGTCCGTCACCTACGACCAGCCTTACGGCAAACTGCCCACGCCTACCAAGCAGGGCTATGATTTTGCCGGCTGGTTCACAGAAAAGACTGGCGGCGAGCAAATTCTGGCGGAATCGAGCGTTTCCACTGCCGCAAACCAGACCCTCTACGCCCACTGGACGGCTGGCCTTGTGAAGTACACAGTCAATCATTACCAGCAGAATGTGGAGAATGACGGGTACAGCAAAGCAGATTTCGAAACATTGAATGGCACTACAGGAACAGACTCCAAAGCGGCCGCGAAGGCTTACGAGGGATTCAGCGTTAAGACGTTTGAACAGAAGACCATTGCCGCCGAGGGTTCTACCGTGATTGATATCTATTATGACCGTCTGACATATACGGTCCAATGGATGAACGGCGAAACGCTGATGGAAACGGACGGTAATGTAAGGTACGGCGCAAAGCCTGCTTATGACGGCGCGGCACCGGAAAAATCTGAAACAGGGCACACCTTTACCTTCACCGGATGGAACACAGAGGCGGGCGGTACTGGTACGGCTCTGTCCGGCTCTACCACGGTAACGGGCGACGTGATCTATTACGCACAGTTCAACGATTCGTTAAATACCTACAGCATCACCTACGAGAATGTGAATGGCGCGGCAAACAGCAATCCGAAAACCTACATCTTCGGCACGGCCGTAGCGCTGGCTGATCTAATCAGGGACGGCTACACCTTCGGCGGCTGGTTCACAGACAGCAGCTACTCCGACGGAAGCAAAGTCTCCGAAATCACTGCGACGGACATTGGAGACAAGATTTTCTACGCCAAGTGGACGGCAAACACCTATACCGTGACGTTTGATCCAAATGGCGGCATGATGCCCGAGGAAGCGGAGGCCAACCGGTCCGTCACTTACGACCAGTCTTACGGTACCCTGCCCACACCCACCCTCACGGGACACACCTTCGAGGGGTGGTATACGGATGTGGACGGTGGGGAGCAGATAACGGAGAGCACTTCCGTTCGGATCACGGCAAACCAGACCCTCTACGCCCGCTGGACGGCAAACGTCTACCAGATCACATATGTGTGCAAATTGAGCGGCGTGTCCAACAGCAACCCGAGGAGCTATACCTACGGCAATGCCATGACGCTGAATGATCTGGCCAAAACCGGCTACACCTTCGGCGGCTGGTTCACAGACAGCAGCTGCTCCGAGGAAAATCAAGTCACGGGGATCACTGCAACGGATATCGAAAACAAAACCTTCTACGCCAAGTGGACGGCGAACCAGTATACCGTGACATTCGACGCCAATAAGGGGATGGTGACTCCTGCCAGCATGACCGTCACCTACGACCGGCCTTACGGCGAACTGCCCACACCCACCCGCGCAAATTACACGTTCCTCGGTTGGTTCACGACGGCTACGAGCAGCGTTAAGGTGGAAGCCAGCACCGCAATGACCCGGGCGGAGGACCACACCCTCTATGCCCAGTGGGCGGCCAAGGATACCAACCTCTGGGTGGGTGGAACAAAGGTGACGGTAGCTGGCTCCGGGGATGTGTTCGGAAACGGAACTGTGAGCTACAACCCCGGAACGCGTACCCTGACGCTGCATGATTACACCTACTCGGGAGCCGGATACCATGTCGGCGACTTCGGGTTTGGCTGCATTGTATACAAAGGTGATGAGCCGCTGACTCTGAATCTGGTGGGTAGCAACACGCTTACTTATTCGGGAAACAACGAGCACGGGTGGGTCGTGTATTCCGCAAGTGACCTGATCGTGGAAGGAACCGGTTCCCTGACCGTGGCGGACGAGAGCACAGGACATGATCAGCATCCGTCGTTCCAGCACACCAGCTATGGTATTAGGGTAGGCGGCGATCTAACCGTAAACAGCGGTACGGTGTCCGCGACCGCGCATGATTTAAGCACGTCTCAGGCGTCGCCTTACTCTAAAGGCGTTTACTGCTCCGGCGTGTTGACCGTGAACGGCGGCAGCTTGACCGGGCACGGCGGGAAGGTCACATTCACAGAGGATCTCAGCGATAACAGAAATGCTGTTGGTTATAGCTACGGCATCGACGCAGACGAAGGCATTGTGATCGACGGCGGTACCGTAACGGCGAGCAGCGGGGGCGTTGAGGGGAAGGGACCGCAGCAGTTTTCCGCACAGGCCCTGGGTGCTGTTCCCGAGTGTTCTGACACGCTTACGGCCAAGGCTTCCACCAATACTACCGGAGAAAATCTGGAGGACTTTGTTTCGAGCAAGCTGAGCAGCTATCTGTACTTCACGGTGAGCTGACCGCAGGACGGGAAGGCATAATATGCCCGTCAAACAATGCAAATAGCGCATGGCAACACAGAGATGCAGCGGAAAAGTAATGCGTCGCGCCGCAGCAGAGGGTTTATAGCGGGCGCATAAAGAAAATAACGGGGAAGTGAGGCGGCATAGAGCCGCCTCACTTATTTTTATGTCGAAGCTCCATAAACCATGAACGGGTAAACCGATATAAGTAAGATGCTGATGATATGTTGACAGCCGTCGGTGCCATGTGATAAGATAGCCATAGACAGGTTTGCATCACAAGAAGCCGAAGCAGGTGCGATACGCCTGTGTGGCGCGCGGGCTTGCCACAGTAGCCAATGCGAAACGGAAAGCGTGCCATGGACCCGGCAGGAGTAATCTCTTTGAAAGTGCCGGTAAGTAAAATGTATCATGTTCCTATCCACCCTGTGATAGCAGCCGGAATGCTGTAGATTTTCCGGAGAGCGCGCCCTCTGCAAAGGCGCCGACAGGCCCTGACTGCCGTGGAAGTTAAGAAACAGGGCTGCACACATAAGCAGAAAAAAGTGTCGGGGGCGACCCCAAAACGGTCACACACGAGACCTTAAAAAGTGTATTTGCCGATCGCCGAGTCTCCGCGCGGAGCTGGCAGGAGGCGGCGCAGCTTGAACATAAATGGACAGACAAACGGACAGGAGGGAGCCGGATGGGGAGGAAGAACAAAACCTATTACAAGGATCTGCACCAGCAGGCCTACGACCGGCTGACCGAGATGCTGGCTTTCGGCGAGAGCAAAAAGGAAGCCGTGGCTGCTGGCACGGAAAAGGATAAGATCTTCTCGGTAAATACATATAAGAGCTATTGGAAGCACATCAAATATTTCCTTCGCTATATCAAGCAGAAGCATCCGGAGTGTACGACGCTCAAAGGCGCGAAAAAGTATGTCAACGAATGGCTTCAGAGCAGAGCGGATGAGGAGCTTTCCGCGTGGACGGTGCAGCTGGAGGCGAAGGCACTCGGCAAGCTTTACGGGATCGAGCCGGACGACGAGGACTATTTCAAGCCGCCCAAGCGGAATCGGGAGGACATCAAGCGCAGCCGCAGCGACTGCGTGCGCGACGAACACTTTTCGAAGACGAACAACGACGAGCTGATCAAGTTCTGCCGCGGGACGGGGCTGCGCCGCCGCGAGCTGGGAGAGCTTCGCGGAAAGGACCTCGTGCGCTGTGAGCAGATCGCGGCGGATGCTGCGCAGCTGGAGCAGATTCCGGAGGAGGAGCGCGCGCCGAGCGTCACAAAACGGCTGGAAATGCTGCGGGACGCGATGCTTTTCCCGCAGGAGTGGTTCGTTCATGTCCGCAACGGCAAGGGCGGACGGGAGCGGCTCAGCCCGATCATCGGAAAAAACGCGGCGCAGATCGTGGAGCGGATCGCCGACACGCCCGCGGAGGAGAAGGTGTGGCAGCACATCCATACGAGTGCCGACATTCACGCCTACCGCGCGGAATACGCCACGGCGATCTATAAGGCCTACGCCCGGCCGATCGGGGAGATCCCCTACGACCGGGTGAACAAGGGGACGGGAAAGCGGTTTCAGGGCGATGTCTACACCTGCCGGAAGGACGAGGCGGGGAAGAAGCTGGACAAGGCGGCGATGCTCTTATGCAGCAAGGCGCTGGGGCATAACCGCATCAGCGTGGTGGCGGATAACTATATCCGCGGACTGTAGGGGAGGCTTGAAATGACCCAATTTGTGCGGAAAACGCTGCTGGGCGGATTTGCCGAGGTCCCGGGAGGACAGAACGATCCGGAGTGCAGCCATGTGCTGATGGAGCGGGAGGAATACGACAGGATGCTCCGCTACATCTCCGAAAAGGAGTGGGCGGTCACGCAGGCAAGAAACGAGGGAGACAACGCGCTTGCAATGGCAAACCGGAGCGCGCGGGAGGCGCTGGCACAGGCGGAAAAAGAGGCCGGGGAACGCCTGCAGGCGCTCCGGCAGGAGCTGGAGGCGGAAAAGGACGAGAGCGCGTATCAGCGAGCGCTGAATGCCAACCTGCTGCGGATCAACCGCGAGCGCGCCAACGCGGAGCGCGGTTTGAGGCCGAAAAAGACGAGGCCGGGGTACATCGTACTCTATTCGGAGGAAAAGGATCATCCGTATCGGGACGGAAAGAGGCTCATTAAGGTGAAAATGTGGGAGACCACTTTGCAGAGTCCGTATCCGACCGGACTTGCGGAGGCGGCAGCGAGGCGGCAGCTTGAGGAGGATCTGTTTTCGGAGGAGAACGAGTGGCTGAGCGCGGCGATCGGCATAACGGGCCGGTATTTGGACGATTATGAGAAAATGCGGGCGGAAAAGCACCTGAACCCCAACGATCCCTTCTTTCAGGGGAACATCGCCCTTGCCACGCTGCAGCGGCTGAAGCGGAATTTCCGCTCCGGCTACTGGGAGGTGTCGCTCCTGCACACGAAGCCGCTGGGCGACATTCCGGAGGAGCTTCTGCCGGAACGGAAGAAGACCGCGCGGGAGACATGAAAAAGCTCCCCGCGCCATTCGGCGCGGGGAGCTTTTTCGGTTTTGCGTGTTTCAGCTCAACATAGCCGGAACGACTTCACAAATTACGCCTGAACGTAGGTGACAGTGAACTCGATGCCGGTGGTACCGGAGTTGACGTTCTTTACGGTGAACTTCAGGCCACTGATAGTGGTGCCTTCCACCTTGGTGACCTCATAGCCGCTCGCCACAAGGGCATTTGCAGCAACCGTCTTTACCTTATCGAAATCTCCGGTGCTGTCAGGACCCGTCACAGCGACCTGTGCCAGAGAAGCCTTCACGGTGGCGCTGTAGCCTGCGACGGGCGTAGTCACGCCTTCGGCGGTATCAACGACCTTGATATACAGGTCGGTCACGATATCGTCGTCATTGAGCTTGAACCAAACCAGATCGTTGGCATCCTCGCCAATGGAGGTGACGTCGATCGCGTTCACGTCGCCCTCGACGTTGATCATGTAGACCTTAACATCCTTGCCATAAGCATAGACGGAGCCGCCGAGCTTGACAACGCTGTTCTTGGTGTCGCCGGTCGTCGTAGCGTAGAGGACGTCCATAGCGCTTGCACTGCTGTTGGCCTTCTGCTCGAAGCTGGTCAGGATGCCCTTGTCGTTGTACTGAGGACCGTAGCCGAGCGTCCACTCGGTGATGGCGTTCTCAGACTTCAGCTCGAACTTCTCGCCATCAAGATAAGCGGTGTAGGCAAAGTAGTAACCAAGATCCTTGGTGTAGGACTTGCCGTCGCTGTTGCCCTTGACGAAGATGACGTCCTTGTTGCCGGAGGACATCTGAACTTTATCGTTGTTCAGCAGGAACACGACCGTGTAGGCGCTGTCGCCGGCCTTCTTGTACGCGGCGTACCAGGTCTCGTCATCGCTCAGCATCTTCGCGGTAGGAACGTTCGCAATGCCTTCATAGACGCTGTAGGTGGTTTTGGAGGTGCTGCTCTTCTTGGTCTCAGTCAGGAAGATGGTCTCGCCGTCAGCGGGCAGAGTCGTGCCAGCGAACTTCATAGCGGGCGAACCGTTGGTGATCACCTTGTCGTTCGCGGAAGTGGAGGTCTGCGCGGCATTCGCGACCAGAGTCAGCTTATAGCCGTCGCTGCTGATGGTGTAGGACACGATGTCGTACTTGCTCACCTCGTTAGAAGCAGTGCTCGTGCCCGAAACGATGGTAGCGAGCTTCTCGGTGGTGCCGTCCATGTAAACGGCCTTGTCCAGATCGACCTTCTTGGTGGTGCCGTCGGTGAAGAGGAGCTTCACGCGGGCAGACTCAAGGCGGGAACCCGCACCGTAGTCGAGAACGACGGCGTACTGCTTGCTGGTGTTCGCCTTCAGGTAGAGGACATAGCCATAGGCATCGAGATAAGCGGTCACTTCGGTGCCGTTATCCACGTCGCCGTTGAGGGTCTCCTTCACGGTGGCAACGGACTTGGCATTGGCATCATACTTGGTGCCGCCGACCGTCACGGAGCCGGCAGTGGTGAAGGTGCTCATCTTGCCGGTGACCTTTTCGGCCAGAGCCATGGACTGGATGCCGTCGTCGCCGGACTTCTTGGAATAGGTGTAGGCAACGATGTCTCCCTTGGCGAACGCATCGGTCTTATATTCGCTCTTGATGGTAGTTGCAGGCTTGGTATAGCCATCGCCGGTCTTGATGGTCACATAAGCGTCCTTGGTGCTGCTCTGCTTGTAGACAGCGCCGACCTCACCAACGTAGGTGTTGATCAGAACGAGGGTGATGGTCTCCGCATCGTTGTCGTAATAGACATTCAGCAGGGAGCCGTCCGCACCGACCTTGGTGGTCTCGCCCTTGACGAAGTTCTTGGTGTTGGAATCGGTCGCGTAGTTCACGTCTTCACCGTCAACGTACATGGTGACCTTGGACTTGGAGATACCGTCGGACAGGCCGAGGTCGGCATAGATGGCGCTGATCTTGGTCGCGGCGGTGTAGGTAGCGTCAGCCTTATCGGCGTAGGTGCCGATGGAGGCGGCCTTCAGCTTCCACTCGGTGGCGGAGCGCATGAAAGCGTCGGTGGTGCCGAGCTTCTTGAGATCCTTATAGAGCTTCTCGCCCAGCTCGACGGTGTACTCGCCGGAGGTGAGCTTCTGGGAAGAGATGTTCTGATCCTTGGCGATGGTGGAGGTCTCATACTTGGCGACGGAAGCGCCGAAGTTGATGTCCGCGCCGTTGACGATGATGCTGGAGCCCTTGGTCTCATAGGTGACCATGGGAGCCTCGAGAGCGTTCAGGCACATCTGAGCGGCCTTCTCGCGGGTGAGGACCTGGTTGACGGAGCCGTCGATGCCGTCCATCAGCTTGGTCTTTGCCATGAGCTTGCTGGTGTTGATGGCCCAGTCGGTGCCGACCATCTTCTCGGCCTTGGCATCGTAGCCGAGCTCAACGAGCAGCATCTTGCCGAACTGCAGGGCAGTCAGCTGACCGGCGGGGGCGAACTTGCCGTCGCCGACACCGGAGACGATACCGGCCTGCGCGCAGTAGGCGATGAAGCCGGCGGACCAACGGGAGGAAGCCACGTCGGTGAAGGTGTTGCCGCCAACCATGGCGTCAGCAGCCTTGGAGCCGAGCTCGAGGTACGCGATGATCTTCGCGGCCTGCTCACGGGTCAGGTTTTCCTTGGCATTGAAATTGCCCTTTTCATCGCCAACGAACACACCAACGGCGTTCATGACGTCAACGGCTT